ACCGCGCCGACCGCCAGGCCAGCCAGGCCGATACCGGCGATTCCCGCGGCGTCGGCGACCTTGTCGAGCTTGCCGCTCTGAGCCGCCTTGTCGAGCTTGCCCTGGAAGTCCTTCGTTGCGGCACCAGCACGACCGAGCGCGGACGTGTACTGCGAGATGTCCGCGGTGAGCCGGACCCCGACAGTCCGAAGAGCCACGGTTCACCTCTTCCGGATCGTGGTGCCGAACAGGCGGGCCTCGGCGTAACGGAGTGGCTTCTTGCCGTCATCGGTCAGGCCGTTGACGGTCTCGGCGATCGCGCGCGTGGCGCGGCACGTGGACTGACTGACTTCGAACTGCGGCGACCCCGGCGCGCCCTCGTCGGAGGTGCACACCTCGAGCGGCCGGCTGCACTTCGGGCACAGCCCCTCGCGGTGGATCGCCAGCGCGATGAGCTCGGCCCGGTCCTGTTCGGTCCAGAGCGACTCCCGGGTCGTCACCGACCTGACCAACCGGCCGCGCTCGTACTCGTGCTCGGTGACCTCGAGCGGCTCGCGGCCGTCGAGGCGCGACGGTGGAATACCTAGCCGATCGGCTACCTCTACTCGGCGGCGGAAGCCCGCATCAGCTCGAAGGCGGTCGACGAGAAAGGGATGTCCACGTCCCCGCGGTTGAGGACCCAGGCGCAGGCGGCCAGCTCCTCGAACTGGTTCTCGGTGAGCTTGGCCAGCAGCTCCGCCCAGGTCTCGTCGTCGAGCTCCGGGTCGACGAGACACATCCGGGTCAGCGGCTCGAAGCCCTTCTCGACGTTGAACCCGAAGACGGCGTCCTGCTTGTCCGGTTCCCCGTCGTCGATGCGGATCGGGTGCTCGGCCTTGAACGCGCGGAAGTCCGGGCTCGGCAGGCCTCGCAGCCGGAACGTGTAGACGCTTTCCTGCATCTCGGCTTCGAGGGCCTGAATGCGTTCGGCGAGATCGCCGGAGCCGTCGCCCGCGAGGCTGTTGCCGGCGGCCTTCTTGGCGCGTTCCAGCTCACGTTCGGCCTGCTGGTGCTCGGCGACCAGGTCGCCGCGGAGGCAGATCTCGACGGTGCGCTCCGGTAGGCGGGCGGTGCCGAGCATCTCCTTGAAGTTCTTCAGGGTGCCCTTGCCGCTCACGGTCACCACCCGAGCCGATCGCGACCTCGAAGGTTGAACCTCAGCTCGAGGTTGGCAGCCTTGGCGACATCGAGAACTTCCAGCAGGGCCGATACGGGAAGGTCCGGCACGTCGTCGGCAGCGGGAAACCAGCGCGGCCATGATGCCTGCTCGACGTCGATGACAGTGCATCCGTAGTCGACCTGGACGCGGTTCGCGCCAGGGACTATCAGGTCGGGTCCGTCGGGGTTGCCTTCGGGTCCGCGCTTGATGCTGAAATGCGCCTGCCAGCCGCCGCGATCGTCCTGCGCCAGGATGAACAGCGAGGTTGCCTTCTTCACATTTGCGCCCAGGCTGCGGGCCCAGTCGACTAGTTCTTCGCGGACTCCGTCAAGCTCCGGCATGCTGCTGTCGACAATGATCGCTTTCACGGTTCTCCTACCCGAACGTCCCGAACTGAGTGCCCGGCCACCGGTTCGGGAGCGGCGGCCGGGCACGAAAAAACCGCCCCGAGAGGCGGCGGCTGAAAGGGTGCGGACTACGCGACGGCGGCGCGCAGCGACGGGCCGGTACCCGAGGTGCCGGACGTGATCATCACGGGGAGCTCGTACCGCTCGACCGTGTTCGGCTCCGGGTCCATGCGGGCCACCTCGCCGATCAGCGCCGGATACACCTCGACCGCCTGCGACGACGCCCACGCCGTCGACTGCGTGATCGACCGGCGGATCACCACGAAACCCGCGGTGTCGCGAACCAGGGTGGTGAAGATCGTGTCGCCGGAGGCCTGCTTCTTCAGCCGCAGCTTCGTCGAGCTGAAGCTGGTCCGGCCGTTGACGTTCGACGTGAACGTGCTCGCGAGCGAGCTGGTGTCCACGGCCGCGGTGTCCGGCTGGAACCCATTCAGGCCGTCGGCGGTCAGAGTCGACGTGAGGTCGATGCCCGCGTTCAGCTCGCTGGTGGTCGGGGCGTTCTGCGTGGCGATGGTCGTGACCCAGTAGACCCGGGTCTTGCCATCAGCGACGACATCAGCCATCTACCTACTCCTTCTTGTCGCCGCTGCTGGCGGACTTGGACGAGGAACTCTTGGCCGGGGCCGACTCGGGCTCGACGTAACCGGGCGGGCCGGACGGCACCCAGCCGAGGCCGGCGTGCAGGGCGACCGCCGCGTGGGTCATGAAGCCGACGCCGCCGTGGTCGACGTTGCGGATGGCCTGGAACTCGCCGTCGACCGGTTCGCTCGTCTCCACCCAGCCGCGGACTTTCACCCACTCGTCGCGGTCGGCCTCGGTGGCCACGCACGCCTTGCGGCCCTCGGCGTCGGCGATCCAGAACTTCTTGTCGGTCATCGATGCCCCTCAGGTCCGGATGAGCTTGTACGTGACGGTCGTGGTGCCGGAGTAGGTCACCGTCGCGTCGCCCGTGGCCGGGTTGACGTGCAGCGGGGTGATCCGGAACCAGCGGTCCGTGCCGTTCGCCACCGCCTGCGGCGTCGTGGTGCCGGCGTTGCCGACGTCAGTTGTCCCGGGGTCCAACAGGGTGACGTTGATCGAGCCGCCGGAGCCGTTGTTGACGTTGAGGAGGCAGCCGTTCACGCCCACGTCGGCCGCGGCGATGGTGTCCGAGGCCGACACGGCGGCCCCGGTTACGGTCGTGGCCGTCTGGAGGACGGACACGGCGGTGAGCAGCGCCATGCGCCGCACCCCCTAAGTGGGAAATGTCGGATAGGAGCTCCGCCGAACAGCGGACAGTGATCTCGTGCACGCGGGCCGTACCATCGGCGGCATGGCATCGACGAGCGCTGAATCCCGCTGGCGGCTGTCCAGCGTCGGTAACCGAGTGATGTGGGCGGTCGTGGCCGCGTTCCTGACCTGGCTCGTCTTCCACGGCGCGGTCCTGCCGATCGCCGCCGGCCTGGTCGTCTTCGCGATCCTGACCGCAGTCGCCGCTTCCCGGCGCTAGCTTGAGGTCGCGGTCCACCCGTACACATCGACCTGGTCGAAGACCGCCACGCCGGGGACCTCTTCGTTGCGCTGCGGCGGCTGCCCCTCGATCCAGCGGACCGGGTTGCACGAATAGCCCGCCACCGTCAGCGTCTGATCCAGTACCGCGGCACGCACCCGGCCTGCCACCGCCCGCGCCGCCTTGGCGCCTTCCGGGTCGGCGCCGACGCAGTGCACGATGGCCCGGGCGTTGATGACCGTGCTGGTCAGCGTCAGCGACAGCCATTCCGGCGCGGTGAGCCCGTCCGGTGTCTCGATCGAGAAGTAGACGAGCGCGTACGGCGCGGTACCGCCGTCGTCGACCTTGCCGTCGTAGACGACCAGCGACGGTGAACCTGCAGCGGCGCGGACCAGCGTCAGGAAAGCGTCGCAGTGGTCTTGGATCGGCCAGCTCACTGCAGGCCCAGCGCCTTCACGGCCAGGTCTTCCATCGCCTTCTCGAACCGCGGCTGCTCGGCGTCGGCGGCCGGGCGCATGAACGGGATCGGCGGGTTGTTGACCGTGCCGTACTCGGCGATGTTGCCGAGCGCACCCTGGCCCTTGGAATGGTTCGGACCGATCTCAGCCGCCGGGCCTTTGAGGCTGCGGTACGTGTCGAAGTCGATCGACCACGGCAGCTTCCGCAGCCGCCGGTGACCACGGATCCGGCGGGCGGCGTCCTTCTTGATCTGGATCGCGCCACGGAAGACGACCTTCTGCGCGTCGGACTCGGCCACCCGGGACGCCTTGTTGATCGCGTCGGCGAGCACGGTGATCTCGTGGGTGTCGAACTCGATCCCCATCTAACTCCCCGTTCGCTCGATGCACTGGACGCGCCGGGCGCTCGCCTCGGTCTTGTGCGCGAGGTCGTGGATGCGGAAGACGCGGCCGGGCAGGTCCGGGTCCTGCGAGGTGACCATGGCGACCTCGTCGCCGACCTTGAAGCCTGCCGTTGACATAGGAAACTGGACTTCGAGCCGGAGCAGCAGCAGGTGATCCTCGCCGATGTCCTCGCGCTGCGCCTGTGCCTGCGCCTGCTGAACGCGGCAGACCCCGGCATAGAGCTGCGTGTAGGGCTGCGTCGGGTAGCCCGTCACCGGGTCCGTTACGCCGCCTGCGTTCGGGCGCCGGACGGTGCACGTGTCGGCCATGCCCGCCAGGGCGGCGGCCTGAGCGCGCGCGCGGACCGACGTGCGGGACACGTCAGACCGTCACGCGAAGGATGCCCGAAGCCGACCAGATTATGGTGAATGTACCTGCCGTGACCGATTGGGATCCGCCGAAGTAGTTGAAGCAGGCGCCCTGCTTCGCCACGGTGCCGCCGGAGATCGTGTTGTCGTAGACGAGGCAGCCGAACACGCTCGCGAGGGTCACGTTGCCGCCGCCGGCCAGGTCGGCCGCGTCGAACATGGCCACACCGGAGGACGGGGTCGTGAACGTCTTCGACGCCAGCGCCCGGCCGCCGGAGACCCAGTTCGTCGCGTCGGTGACCTCGTTGGTGGTGGTCCAGACGCCGGTGTTGAACCCGGTCGAGCCGACCGCGGCGTCCTTGTCCGGGGTGATCGAGTTGTTGTGAAGCGACACGTTCACCGTGTCGGAGTCCAGGCCGGTCCAGCTGGTGCCGGACGACTGGAAGCAGGGACCGACCAGGAACTCCCGGAAGATCGCGCTCGCGCTCCACGCCATGGGTCAGCCCTTCAGTTCGGCGCGCAGTCGCGCGATTTCGGCCCGCCGGTCGTCCAGCGTCTGCTGCATTCCGGCGATCTTCTGCTCGATGACGTCGGCCGACTTCTCGGCCTCGGCCAGTTCGACCATGCGCTGAGCGCGCTGCAGGTCGGACGCTTCCTCCGGCGACAGCCCCGGACCGATCGACACCTGGGTCACGGTCAGCTCCTCAAGCTCAGCTGGGCGGTGGGGGCGAAGACCGCGGCGTCCGTGCCGTCGTCCCGGGTCGTGACCACGGACATCACCGGGCGGCCGTTGCCGTCGGTCTGTACAAGCTCGCCGCGCACGTAGTCGCCTCGCTCGACGGCTTCGACCTTGCAGCGGGTTCCGGCCGGGACCATCGGCGCGGTCAGGCCGGCCAGGCCCCGGCAGGCGTGGAAGCGGGTGTGCGGCTGCTGCTCCTGGGTGACCTCAGTGAGATCGCAGTTCGGGCACTCCCAACGGCGCTCAGCCGCCAGCGCGAACACGCCCATCACGTCTCCTAGGGCCGCAGGGTGACGCCCGAGTACGGGCGGGTCGTGGTGCCGGTGAAAGGCCGCGGGATGAGCTTGCGGACACGCGCGTCGAACGCCTGCCCGGTCGCCGCGGCAACCCCGGCGAACGCCGAGCCGGGCGCGCCGATCGTCACCGTCGCGTCGTAGGCCACCGCCGTGGCGGCCGCGACCCCTGCGAAGGTGGTGATGGTGATCGTCGCGTCGTAGGCCGTGCCCGCGCCGACCGCTTCAGTAGCCGGGGCGTTGGTCGACGCCGACGTGGACACCGTGGCGTCCAGCGCCGCACCGGTCGCGGTCGCTTCCGCGGCGTTCACGCCGAGAGCTGCGGCTGCGTCGAGCGCGGATCCGGTACCAACCGCCTCGGCCGCGTTCGCCGTGATGCCGACCGCGGCCGAGTTCGCTGCGCCGGTCGCGGCCGCTTCTGTCGCGTTGGCGCCGATCGCGGCGGTGGCGTCGGCCGCCGATCCGGTGGCCGCGGCTACGTCGGCGGGGGCGTTCGTGGAGCCGGAGGTGGAGACCGTGGCGTCGTAGGCCGTACCGGTCGCGTCGGCCGAACCGGGTAGCGCGGCGACGGCCGCGACAGCATCGAGAGCCGCCCCGGTCGCGGTCGCCTCGGCCGCATTGGCCGCAACCGAGGTAACGGCATCGAGCGCGGCGCCGGTCGCGGTGGCCTCGACGGCGTTCGCCGCGACGGAAGCAGCGGCGCTGAGGGCCGCACCGGAACCGGCAGCTTCAACCGCGTTGGCGGCGATCGCCACGGCCGCATCCAGAGCCGTCCCGGCGCCGGTCGCCTCAGTCGGAGCCGCCTGCGCGGTCGCATTGACAGCGAGATCACCCGACCAGGGCACCCAGAATCCGGCGGGCGAGATTCGGCCAGGCGGGACCAGCCGGTGTGGCGCCCAGATCGGGTCCGGGTTCGCGGGCGCACCGGCGGTGTCTAGGATCTCGATCGCGGCGATGACGAACGTCTGGCCGGTCGGCGCGGACAGGCCGTAGCTCTGGCTACTGGTGCCGCTGGCGGCCTGGTAGCCGTAGTACTCGACGCCGTTGGAGCCGACGTGCCCGTCCCGGACGCCCTCATCGGTTCCGGAGTTCAGGTAGGCGCGGGTCGCCGGGTCGATCGACTGGGCGTCACCGGAGACCCACGAAATGACACTCGTCCCGGCGGTCGGCGTGATCGTGCCGGACGCCGCGGCGCTGAAGCCGGTGTTCGAGTTCGTCACCGGGGAAGCCGCGAGTGAGCCAGTCGGCCAGCGTTCGACGAGCATCGAGTACTGCGCGCTGACCGATGGCGTGGAGCTGATCGTCATCGACCCCGGCGAGCCGCTGATGGTCGTGGTGTAGATCCCGCACCACTCGTTGAAGCCGCCGGGCGCATTGATGACGCGGCTGGTGTAGGTCTGGCCGCCCCCTGTCGGCGCCCCCATCGGTGAGCCGGTGTCCCAGGTGCCCAGCTTGACGACGATGTCTTCGCCGTTGCTGGGCGCGAAACTCGGCGTGGTCAGCGCCCCGGTTCCTGGAACGCTGGTCTTGACCAAGTAGGTAGCGATCGGCGTCGGCACCGGCTACCTCCCCTCCGTTCGGCCGGCCGGAGGGTCAGGAGACGAGGGCGACGCCCAACTCGTGCACTGTGAGCGTGTTCGACGCCGAGCTGGTGCCCCACGTCGCGCCGACACCGAAGTAGCGGGCCACGGTGGTGTCCACGGTGACCGCGGCCGGGGCGGTGGCCGGGGCCATGTCCGTTGCGGTGCTGGTGATGTTGATTGCCTCAGCGACGCCGAAGATCGACCCGGAGGTGCCGACAGCGCGGACCTGCGCGCGACCCTCGAACTGCCATGTCCGGTTGGTGACACCGGAGACGGTGGTCAGTGCGGACGTGACGATCAGGGCGGCGGCCGAGCCGATGGCCTGCCCGATCGTCCCGCTGTAGAACCCGAGGGTCAGCGTCGGCGTGCCGGTGTTGGAGTACCGGCCATAGGCCCAGAACTGCAGCCGCGTGCCGATCTCCAGCACGCCTGCCGGAAGCAGGATCTGCGGCGTAGGCGAAACGTCGGTGAGCGTCGTCGACGACGCGTACGCGGCCCCGTCCGCGGTGTGGAACGGCGGCAGCGGAGCCGACCAGTACTGACGGGACATTTCCGCTCCCTGTGTTGGGTCAACCGGTGTAGGTGACGCCGGTGAGTTGTTTGGCGTTGAAGAAGAAGTTGTTCGTCCCGCCGGGCACGAACAGGCCGTGCGCCACAGCCCACAGCCCGTTCGTCGTACTGCCGAGATCTGCGATGCCGTCGCGGAGCAGCTTCACGTCGGTTCCTGCCCCCGCCGAGGTGCCGGCGATCCCGAGGTTGTTCAGGAACGAGTCGTTGTGAGTCGAGTCGGTGAGCCACCGGTAGAGCTGATTGCACTGCTCGAGCGCGATCCAGACCTGCTCGACGCAGGCGCCCGCCTTGTCGTTGACGTTGGTACCGGTCAGAGCCCGTCCGGGCATGGGGTCCCCGTTTCGCGTGAAGGTGAGAAGGTCGCCTTCCGCACGTTCCGGGTCAGGCGATGGTTTCGGCGTCAGGCAAAGCCGCCCGCGCGATACCGCGCGGCGACGGTCTGCCATGGCTCGCCGGGAAGGATCGGATTGCCGTCGTACCGGACGGTGTAGTCGTCGATCTGCTCCATGGACACGTTCGAGTCCGGATGGGCGTACAGGCCGGCGGCGAGCTGCAGCACGGAGAGCTTCGCGTCGTCCGCGACCGTCGTGTATCCGTACGTCTCGTCGACTTCGATCGTCTCGGGATACTTGGCGCGGCCGCCCCAGCCGATCACCCGGTACAGGTTCTGGCCCACGAGCTTGTAGTCCGTCGAGGTGATCACTACGCCGTCGATACGGACCTGCGTCACGGCGATCACGGGATGATGCGCCAGGGCCAGCACAGCCTGCCCGCGGCCTTCGAAGACCTCGGTGGCCGTGGAGGAGGAGAACTTGGTGTCCGCTGCCGCCTCGAACTCGCCCGAGGCGAGGGTGAGTGCCTGCGTCGCCGAGTAGGTGTCGAGGTCCTGTTGCAGGTATCCGGCGAGTTCGACGGCCGTGGCCAGTTGCGACACGTCCGCCTCCTGGGGGTCAGGTATACGATCGCGAAGGCGGCCGGGGAGTGTCTCTCGGTAGCACGCGTGCAGCCCTTTTGGACTCCGGTAAGCCGGCTAAGGCAGCGTAGGGCGGGTTCGAGTCCCGTCCCGGCCGCTACCTACTCGGTACGCGCCTAGCGGCTGGATCTCTTGGATGTGCAACCTGGCCCGCGGTCGTGCGCGGCACATCGGAGCCGCGTTACACCATCCCGGGGCCGCCGCGCTTTATCCCAGGGCCGGGACTCGAACCCGGACCTCCCACTGCTCTGGTGGGCGTGCTACCGAACCAGCCTTGCTAGATCTCTTGGATTTGCAGCCCCACAGCAGCGGCTGTCTGGGCCGCCCGGGTGGCCGCCGTTCCTGTTCCGCCGCAGTTGATCCACTCGTTGAGCGCGCGCATCGCGACCTGGTTGTGCTGCGTCGGCAGAGTGATGCCGTAGGTCGTGTCCTTCTTCGCGTTCTTCAGGGCGGTCACGCTGACGTTGTTCCACGCGCCGCCGGACAGCGGGCGCACCTGCGTGGTCATCGCGTCAGGCCTGCTGCCTGCCCGGGGCTCGGCGGCCCTGCGGAGCACGGCTCGCCTTGTCCTCGCCCTCGTCCTCGCCATCGGCGTTGCCGGCGTTGCCGGCGCGCGCCTTCGCCGCTCGCACGTACCCTGCGGCGTCCAGGCGCTTCTGCGCAGCTTTCTTCTGGTCGTCGTTGCCGGACGCCGACTCGGCCAGCGCCTGCTCGACGTGCGGTGCCTGCTTCTCGGCCATCACTGCCCTCTCAGAAAACCCACACGTCCGCCGTGAGCGTCACGTTGGTGTTGCCGGTGTAGTTCAGCCGGAGATACCGCCACGGGTAGCCGGCCAGAAGGATTTTGTTGGTGGTGGTCGCGGTGGTGATCGCGAACGTGGCGACGCTGAGCGTTGTCGGCGTTGCCAGGTCCGCCCACGGAATGGACCACCAGTTCGACAGGTCGGCCGACCCTTGGATCGCGACGGTGACGGTCGGCGTGGCGCCGACCGTCGACGCGATCGACAGGAAGCAGGCGGCCTGCGCGGCGCCGCGGTCGGCGACGTTCGTCGATACCACGTTGCCGGTCTGCGCGGTCGACAGGTTCGCGGTGCTCGGCAGGAGATACCCGCCGGGGACCTGGTCCCTGTTGTACACGGCCAGAGTGGCCACCTGCTCCTCCTCTCGTCAGGAATCGATGGCTGCCTCTAGAAGACGGGCGCGATGAGGCCGGTGCCCGTGATCTCCTGGTGCGAGTTGGCGTACCGGCGCAGCGTGTACGCGAAGTAGCCGTACAGCACGATCAGCACGCCGAGGCTCGCCGCGGCGGGCTGCTCGGCCCGGATGAACTGCGGCGCGTTCGGGTCCTCCCACAGGAAGGACTCCTCCGTCGGCGCGATCACGATCGAGTCCTCGGTACCGCCGCCCAGGTTCGTCGGCAGGTTGTTGTCGACGACCACGGCCATGCCGTTCGGCAGCAGCCCCCGGAAGCCGGACCCGTACCGCTCGGCGTAGTTGACGCCGGACGCCTGCGTCGGGATCCCCTGGTTGGCGATCATCGGCCAGGTCGACGTCATCTCCTTCGACAGCCAGTACCAGCGCCGGGAGTGCATGACGACGACGTCCGGGGTCGCCTGCCCGAGCAGCGCCGCCTCCGAGCCCGACGCGCCGGCCAGCAGTTTCGGGTACAGCTCGGCGCCGGTCGGCGTGGCGTCGGTGTACGCGACGTCGGTGGCGACGGCCAGCAGGCCGGTCGTGGCCTGGTTGATGATCGTGCTGTCGAGCGTGGTGGCGTACCGGCGCTGCAGGTCCATCATCACGACGTCCTCGATGCCGGTGCCCCGGTCGATTGCCTGCCGTGAAAGGGTCTGCTGTCCCGCCGCCGTCTGCACGTTCTCCGTCAGGAGCGTGTCGTCGATGTTGGTCTCCGACACCGCCGAGTTCTCCGACGACTGCAGCGCCACCGACGTCGCCGTGGTGATACGGGAGATGTTGACGGTCATGCCGGACGACGGCAGCGGCAGCTTGGTCATGACGTCCGCGAACGGGCGCCGGGCGGCGACCGCCGGGGCGTACATCTCGGTCAGGTACTGCGGCACGGTGAGGCCGGCGAACGCGCCGGTGCCGGCGGCCCGCTGCAGGTACTCGCCGCGCTCGACGCGCTCCTCCTGCATGTGCCGCATCAGGCGCTGCTCGGCCTCCAGGTCCCGGTACAGGAACTGGGAGAGCACGTCGCGGATGAACGGGCCGCCACCCCGGGCGTTGCCCTTGTGGTAGGTGCGCTCCTCCGCGCCCACCCGGGCCACCCGGTCGTACTTCGGCTTGCTCACGCCCGGGTTCGCGCCGCGCTCGTGCAGCGCGACCTCGACCTCGTCCTCGGCGTCCTTCGCCCTCCGGGCATTGGACAGCTTCGACTCGATCCCGTCGAGATCCCGCTTCGCGATGTCACGCTTCTCGAACGCCGACTTCACGTCAGCGTCCTCTTCCTCGGTGAGATTCGCCCGACCGTCCTGCCGGGCGGTGGCGAGGATCGTCTTCACCTCGGCGATCGCACGGTCCCGGCGCTTGATCGCCTGGTCGCGCTCCACCTCGATGGAGAGGATGAGCTCCTCCATGGTTGGCATGTCAGATTCCTTCGGTAGCAAGCGGTTTGGGCTTGCTCCGCGCGCTGCCGCCGCGCTACCGGTCCGAGTGCCGGCGTGCGTGTCGTCTCAGCCACTAGTCACCGGTCTGACTGCCGGTGGGGTGTCCGCGTGAGCGTGTTCGTGTTGCCCGCGCGGTCTGACTGCCGTGCGGCTTGCTCGATCAGATGTCGAGCAGGGCTTCGATGTGGGCGAGGCTTCGCCCCGCCCGGGGAGGCTCGAGGGCCGGGGACGCTTCGAGGAGTGCCTCGACGGCGGTGATGTCGGTGCGCCGCTGCAGCCGGGCCACGGCGGCGCGGGCCGCACCCGCCGGGAGCCGCTCGAGGTCGGCGAGGACTTCGCGGGAGCGGGCGGCGACGTCGGTGTACGGGTTGGCGCCGTAGTTGACGGCGGACACGTCACCGCGGTCGAGGTCGAGTTCGGTGATGCGGAAGGTCTGGAAGTCGGCCGACCAGATGCCGCCGCTGTCGCCCAGCATGAACGCGAAGGACATCTCGGTGACGTCGCGGTCTTCGATGGCCACGACCAGGTCGGAGACGTCCTGACGCTTCGGGTTCAGCCACGCCTCGACGGCCAGGCCGGTCGCGTCCATGCTCAGCCGCAGGGATCCGTTGGTGGTGCGGGCCATGGTGACGCCGCGGTGGTTGACCAGGAATGCGACGTCCGGGCTCGCGGCGAGGGTGCGGGTGAACGCGCCCGCGTCGATGACCTCCATGTACGGCCCGGCGGAGTCCCACATCTCGTAGGGGGTGTTGACGACGCTGGCGTGGCCGGTCAGGTGGTAACGCTGCTGGCCTTCGTAGTTGACGAGCTCGGCGCGCAGCTTGGCCGGGAACGCCGCCATCCGCGCACCGGACACGCCGGGCGGGGACGACCGGCGCGACAATGGCGCTTCGCCGTCGGCTCCGCGCAGCCGGGCCGCACTGCGCCGCTCGGCGTCGCTCGACGTGCGCGCGCCGGATGGCGGCTCGGGCCGCGCGGTCACCTCGATCCGGGCGCGTTCCAGCCGGCGAGGCGGCGCGGGGGCGGCGCGGCGGCCGGCGAACCGGAAGCCGGACAGGTCGAATGAGCGGGTCATCGCGCCGTCGAGGTCGTCGGGGTTGCCGGCTGGCTCGGCCGTCTCGACGCGGTCGGCCAGTCCGAGGTCGACCGCCTCGCGGCCGAACAGCCACGTCTCGGCGACCATGAGGTCCCGCCATTGCTGCGGGTCGCCGCCGCCGCGCAGCTGGTACAGCTCGGCGATGTTGTCGGACTGGCGGTCGAGGAAGATGCTGTTCTTGCGGTTGTCCTCGGCGTTGCCGTCGAGGGTGTTCGACGCGTCGTGGATCATCATCTGGCTGCCGGGCATCATGATCACACCGCCGGTGTCGGTGCGCTCGTCGAGCGGGTCCGCCGCGACCGCGATGACGCTCGCCGCACTCGCGGCGAGCCCGTCCACGTAGGTGCGGACCCGGGCCGGGTGGTGGCGAAGGCTGTTGGCGATCGTCAGCGCGTCGAACACGCTGCCGCCGGGGCTGTTGATCCGCACGTTGATCAGCAGCGCGTCGATCGCCTCGAGCTCCGCGACGAAGTCCTTCGCGCCGACGCCGAAGCTGCCGCCGATCTCGTCGAAGATGAACACCGTCGCCGCATCACCCTCAGCCCCTGGGCCGTCGCCGGCGGCGCGGACCTGATACCAGGGCAGCTTGACCGACGGCAGGTCCGCCACCGACAGACGCTCGCGGCGCGCCAGCTCGACGAAACGGGCCGTGGTGCGATCCACACGGTTGGCCAGCCTGCGCAGGTGGATGCTGGTCACCTACCCACCTCCGGAAGTTCGTAGGGCACGGCGCTGATCGGATTCACCACGTCCCACAGCGGCAGCGAACGCGCCTGCTGTTGCGGGGCCTGCTTCGCGGCGAACAGGCGGTCGAACTGCACGTACTGGTCCTCGGTCAGAGGTGGCAGGTTGGAATGCTCGCGGGCCTCGTCGGGGGTCAGCGTCCGCGAGGTGATCTGCGTCTGCTCCACGAGCGCCCTTGTCTGCGGGTCCATCCGCAGAATCGCGTCGGTGTTCAGCTTCACGTACCGGGGCGACGGCAGCAGCTTCGACAGACTGCGCTCGCGCCGGTACACCGCCGGACCCAAATGCATGATCAGGAACTGCAGGTTCCGCTGCGTCACGTTCGCGTAGGTGATCGACCCGGTCGACACGGCGGCGTCGATCAGGTCACCGGGGCAACCGAAGAACCGCGCGATATCGGACACGCCGTACCGCTTGCCATCGATCCACTCCATGCCGGCGTTCTGCGCCTGGATGAAGTCGAACTCCCAGTCCTGCCCGGTGACGAAGATATCCCCGTTGGTGACGCTGGCCCGGTACCGGTCCTTGATCTTCTGCGCCTCGTCGTTGGACACGGTCCGCGCCGCGTTCTTCATCCGCGCCTTCGGAACCGCCCCGCCGCCGAACCAGTCCAGCGCGAACTGCTGGATCGACAGGTACTCGCCGATCGACCAGGCTGCGTACGCGACCGGGGACAGGCCGACCTCGAGCCCGGGCAGGGTGTACTGCTTCTCGTGCCACACCTTGTCGGGGGTGTACGACTTCCCGCCGATCCGGTATGTCAGCTCGCCCTGGATCATCTGCACCGAGCACTCGGACAGCGCCTGCAGGTCGATGCGTGCCGGGAGCCCCGCAGCGTTGACCTGCGTGATCAGGCCGATGCAGTTACCGGCCCGGTCCAGATCCGACTGACTGGAGTAGAGCCATTCGCAGAGGTCGACCCGCTCGCCGCCCGGCTCGACCAGGATTGGCGGTTTCGGCATCTCGACCTGCGCCTGGCCGACCCGCCGGTACACGTCCACCGGCATCGTCGAGATCAGATCGGCGCGCAGCCGCAGACAGGCCCAGACCGCCGAATGCCGCATCGCGGAATCGTTGGTGACGGTGACCGCGCCAGCCTTCGCGACGGTGCGGGTCGGGATCAGGTCCTGCGCCCCGGTGATGCCGTAGAAGTCGCGCATCTGCCGCCCGAACAGGGCGTTCAGGGCACGGGCGAAGGGGTTCGGCATCAGGCTCCCTTCACCACGCGCTTTCCAGGACGTCGTCGTATGCTCGGCGCAAGTAGTTGCCTAGCTGTCCGGGCTTAGTTGGCGGCTAACCACCGCAGGGAGGATCAGCCCGGGAGATAAGGGATGCTCTGCCCCCGGAAGGGGGACCGGTCCGAACCCGGGCGGGCACCTACTCACCAAACCGAATCGAGGACGTCGTAGTCCGTGCCGAGGCTCGCCGCCGCACGGTCCAGGGCCATCACGGCGGCCACGGCAAGGTCGATGCGACGGGTCGAATTGCGGTGCTCCTTGTAGATCCGGGTGCCGCGCGAATCGGCCTTCAGCACCGCGTTGCCAATATGCCGCGCGAGCCGGGGATCACCGGAGTGGGTCACGGACCGGTTCATGACCGCCTCGTAGAACCGGGTCGTCGCCGGCGTCATGCGGGCGGGGGACTGCGGGAACTCCACCACCGGCAGACCCTCGGCCTCGAGGATCTGGTACGTGCGGGCCCAGCGGAACGGGTCGCACGCCAGCTCCACCACCTGCCAGCGCTTGCACGCGGCGCGGATGGCGTCCTCGACGTCGACGATCGGCACTCGCCACTCGCCCGGGTCGTCCAGCGGCTTCTCCCACAGCCGGACCACGTCGACGTGCGGCTTCTCGTCCATCGACACGACCACCAGAGCTGTGCAGTCGCCATTGAAGCTGCCGTCGAAGCCGAGCACCACCTGCGCACCGGCCGGAATCTCCCGGCCTTCTTCTTCGCAGCCTTCCCACGCACCCGCGGGCAGCCACGTCTCCGCGGAGCTCACCCACTGGTTGCAGCGCTTGGTGCGGAACTCGTTCTCCGGTGTACGCAACACCGCCGAGGAGAGATCCTCCACGGACACCAGATCGTCGATTCCGGGGTTGGCTTCCCGCCAGGTGGCCGGGTCGCGGTGGTCGGCGTCCGGCATGGCCGGCTCCCACCAGGCCATGAAGAACGACGGGTCGTTCACTTCGCCCTGCGCGACCCGGATGCCGTACTGGTAGAGCGTGTAGCACAGTGAGTCGTTGCCCGCCGAGTCGTAGCGCACGCCGGCGGTGGTGATGCCGACCATCAGCGGCTCGACCCGGGCGCCCTGGGCCAGCGCCATGACGTCCCACAGCTCACGGTTCGGCTGCGCGTGGACCTCGTCGAACAGCACCAGGTGGGGGTTGAGGCCCTCCTTGGTGAACGCCTCCGCACTGAGCGCCTTGTAGATCGACCCGGTCTGCTCGTACTCGATGACATCCCGATAGACCTTGAGCAGCTCGGACAACTCGGGGTCCATCTGAACCATGCGGCGGGCGGTGTTGAACACCACCTTCGCCTGATCCTTGTCCGCCGCGCACGAGTACACCTCGCCGCCGTGCGGGCCCAGCACCAGACCACCCAGGCCGATCGACGCGCCCTTGCCGGACTTGCCGTTCTTGCGGGCCATCCCGATCAGCGCCTGCCGGTGCCGCAGCCGCTTGTCCGGACGCCGGGCCAGCAGGTGCCTCAGCAGCATTCGCTGCCACGGCCGATAGGCCAGCAGCTTCCCTGCGGGACTGGCAAGCGAGTCCTTGTCGACACGGCACACCGCCTCGCCGAACTGGGCGAACCGCTCCCCGTCGCCGCGCTCGACGTCCTCCGCCGGCACGGGCGTCAACCACCGCGGCGGCCAGCCGTCAACCGGAGCTGCGCTGCTGAATGAGGGTCTGGAGCGCGGAGGCACGCTTCACCTCCGCCACACCGAGCCGGCTGCGTGCCGTCGGGTTGAAGCCCAGCATCGACAGGGCGTCGTCGAGCCGTTTGCCGAGGCTCACGACGGCGCCGGCGTCCTTGGGGTCCGTGGTGGCCCGGTACCGGCGGCGGGCGGTCGCCAGATCGTCCGCCGCGCGGCACGCCTCCTCCGCGGCCTGCAGATCCGTCTTCGGCGAGATCCACGTGATGCCGTCCTGCCAGATCCGCCACCACAAGTCCTTGCCGGCGTCGTCGAGGTCCGAGGGGAAGTCCGGCATGCCGTCGGCGGACGGAAGGCTCACCACCTCGGCCAGTTGCGGCAAGGGCCGGCCGCCGGAGTCGGTGTTCGCGGTCCTGCCGGTGAGTCGCTTCTGCTCGAGTGGCTTCGGGGGGCGACCACGGATAGTCACGAAGATCCACCCGCCTCACAAAGCGTTACCGCCGTAATGTCCGGATTTCTGAGATCGTGTGTGGAGGGTTGCCCCGTGGGTCCTTATCGCC